GGCTATCGATCTGTACATCAAGAGCATGCAGGAGCAGCAGGAGCTTTTCCTGCAGGAGCGCAAAAACTGGGTGAACGAGATCAAGGCCGACAAGGAGTTCGGCGGCGACAAGTTCGACGCCACGGTCAAAGGCGCCCAGCTTGCCCTGCGTAAGTTCGACGTGGACGGGAAGATGGTCGAACTGCTCGAGACTTCCGGCTTCGGAGACCACCCGGGCGTGATCAAGTTCCTGGCCCGCATTCATGCGGCCCTGAGCGAGGACAAGGTCTTCGATGATCGCGAGCGGGGCGGCAAAATCGACAACAGGCCCCTCGCTGAACGCCTTTATGGCAAAGATGGCATGGGGCCGGCAAACCCCCAATAGTATAGGAGATTTACACCATGGCTGACACTCTCGTTCGTACCCTGGCCGAGTGGGGGCAGTTCTTCAAGGAGAACGGCCAGCCCCACGACGTGATCGAATTGATGGATCAGGACAACTCGATCAATGACGACATCCCCTGGATGGAGGCCAACAGCGAAGACGGCCACAAGACCGTCATCCGCACCAGCCTGCCCACCGTCTACTGGCGCCGCCTGTACCAGGGCGTTCCGTACAGCAAGACCGGCGTGTCGCAGGTCAAGGACGCTTGCGCCCTCATGGAGGCCCGCAATAACATCGACAAGAAGCTCTTGGACCTCCACGGCTCCCAGGCTGCGGCCTACCGCGCCCAGGAAGACCGCGGCTTCCTCGAGGCCTTCCGCCAGAAGCTGGCCACGACCCTGTTCTATGGCAACTCGAACACCACCCCCGACGAGTTCAACGGCCTGGGCATGCGCTACCCCACCAAGACCTCCCCGAACGTCGTGGACGCCGGCGGCTCCGGCTCGAAGTGCACCGACATGTGGGGCATCGTCTGGGGTGGCACCGACGTCCACGGCATCTTCCCCAAGGGTTCCAAGGCCGGCCTCTCCATGCGCGTGCTGCCCGAGCAGGACGTGCTGGACGCCAACGGCAACCCGTACCGCGCCGTGGCCACCCTGTTCGAGTGGAACGTGGGCCTGACCGTTCGCGACTGGCGCTCCGTGGTCCGCATCTGCAACATCGACACCGAGAAGCTGACCCTGAAGAAGGGCGAGACCGGGTTTGTCGATTTGCACCGCCTGACCATCCAGGCCAAGAACAAGATCCCGACCGCCAAGCGCAACCGCCTGGTGTGGTACTGCAACCAGGACGTGATGACCGCCCTGGAGCTGCAGGCCTCCGACGCTGGCAATGTCCAGCTCATGTACGGAGAGCTGTTCAACAGCAAGAACGTCCCGTTCCTGCATGGCCGCCCGGTGCGTCAGTGTGACGCGATCCTGTCGACCCAGACCGCCCTGCCCTAATCTTTGATTGGGGGAGCACAAAGCTCCCCTTAAAAGGAGAAACCTATGTTTTACGATAGCTTGAACATGTTCAGCGACCAGCAGGCCATCACCGCTACCGCTGACTCTACCAAGAAGGTCCACCTGGGCGGCCTGAAGATCGCGGGCAAGATGGACCCCATCTTCATCGACATCCGCGTCAACGAGGCTTTCAACAACCTGACCTCGCTGAAGGTCGAACTGCAGCAGGCGGACACCGAGGGCGGCTCCTACGCCACTGTGGCCGGCGGCGATACCGGCGCCATTCCCCTGGCCAGCCTCATGGCTGGGTACAAGTTCGGCCTCCGCATCCTGCCCCGCTCGGTCACCAAGCCCTGGCTGAAGCTGGTCTACACCGTGGTCGGCACCGCCCCCACGACCGGCAAGGTGACCGCCGCCCTGGTCCGTGAGGAGCAGGACAGCTACGAGGCCGGCCAGTACATCGACAAGGGCAGAGTGATCGCCTAAAGGAGGGCTGAACCATGGCAAAGTATCGGGCTACCGCCGACTGCTTCTTCGACGGTCAGTACTACCCGCAGGGCGCCATCTTCGAAGGCCGCAAGCTGGAAGGCTACGATCTGGAAACCGCGACCTACCTCGAGATCCTCGAGGACACCCCCGCTCCCAAGAAGGGCACCAAGAAGTCCGCGGCTGACGACGAACTCTAAACCCAAGGGGCCTCCGAGCCCCTTTTTACCACGGGAGGCGCGATGGCGTCCAAGATCTCGATCATCAACATGGCTCTGGGCTGGCTGGGCGCACCGCCCATCGCGGCCCTGACCGAGAAGCGGCCCGAGGCCATCTACGCCTCCCAGTACTATGATTCCGCGCTGGAGCAGACCCTGCGCGACCATCGCTGGAACTTCGCCCAGCGTCGATGCAGACTGGCCGCCCTCGACGTCCCAGACGGGTACCAGGGCATCTACGAGAACGCCTACGCCCTGCCGGTGGACTGCCTGCACGCCCACACGGTGCTGGATGCCGCCGAAAATACTTTCCCTTTCATCGTGGCCTTGGCCGAGGATGGTGGGTCCAAGATCGTTCTGACCAATGTGGCAAGCGCCTATCTGGCCTACACGGCCCTGGTCACCGTGCCAGAACTGTATGACCCGAATTTCGTCCGGGCCCTGTCCCGCCGACTGGCCGCCGATATCGCGGTCCCGATCCTGAAGAACAACCCGCAGAAGGTCCAGGAGGCCGAGGCGCTCTATGACCGCGAGCTGACCAGAGCGAAGCTGGCCGACTACCGCGAGGGCAAACCGGAGGACGAGGAAGATGTGTCGTGGATCAAAGCCCGGACGGCGAGGTAGGCCATGAAGATCCCCTTCAACAGCTTCGTGACCGGCGAGATCGATGAGAGCCTGTCCGCCCGCTACGATCTTGCCAAGTACAAGCCAGCGTGCCGGGTGATGAAGAATTTCTTGGTTGAGCTGCACGGCAACGCCCGCCGCCGTCCGGGGACATACTTCCTCGAGGATCTTGGGGCCGATGCCATCCTGATCCCGTTCCAGTTTTCTTCCGACCCTTCGCAGTGCCTGGTCATGGTCTTCAGTAACCTGAAGGTCCGCTTTGCCACGACAGCCGGGTTCATCAAAGTGGCCGGCGTGCCTGTCGAGCTGGCCACGCCATACACGACGGCGCAGCTCCCTTTCATTTCCTACGCCCAGAGCGGCGACGTGGTCTACCTGGCCCACAAGAGCCACGCGCTGCGCAAGCTCTCCCGCACGTCGGCCACAACTTTCACCATCGAGGCAGTGACCTTCGATCCTGCCATTTCCGCGCCCTTCATACCGGAGGTAGTTTTTACGTCTGGCCCGGTGGCCTCCGGGACTGTCGTGGCCCCCGCGGACTACCTGCTCTGCTACAAGGCTGTGGCCGTGAATGCGCAGGGCGAGACGTCCTATGCCTCTGCCGTGGCCGGTTGCATGGCGCGGCATCCGTCCGATTGGATTCAGGGCGACAAGGTCACTGTGACCATAGCGGCCGTTCCCGGGGCTACGGAGTACCTCGTCTACCGGGAGGAGGGCGGCTACTACGGGCTGGTCGGAGTCACGACGACGGGCACGTTCATCGACGTGAAATACGTGGCCGAGACGAGCAAGACGCCGTTCGAGGCATACAACCCGTTCGCGGACGGCAACCACCCCGGCTTCGTCACTTTCCATGAACAGCGTCTGGTCCTGGGTGGGGCCGCGAAGACTCCGCAGACGATCAACGCTTCGCAGACCGGGAACTTCAAAGGCTTCTTCAAGCGGTCCCCTCTTTTGGACGATGACCCCTACGAGTTCACCCTGGCCTCTGGGTCCATCGATGCCATCAACTGGATGGCCTCCTTTGGCGAGCTGCTCATCGGGACCGGCTCGGCTGAGTACCAGATGACCGGCGGCAACGACCCGATCACGCCGTCGAACGTCCAGGTCAATGCCCAGTCCTACTGGGGCTCGGCGCAGCTCCCCCCGCTCATCATCGGCAACTCGATCCTCCACGTCCAGAAGCAGGGCAGCCATGTGCGCGACCTGTTCTACAGCCTGGAGAAGGACGGCTACGCCGGCAACGACTTGACCGTCCTGGCCCCGCACCTTTTCGAGGGCTACACCCTACGCCAGTGGACCTACCAGCAGGCCCCAAATTCCGTGGTCTGGATCGTGCGCAATGACGGCGTGCTCCTCGCGCTGACCTATATGAAGGAGCACGACATTTGGGCCTGGAGCCGCCACGACACGGACGGCCAGTACCGCAGCGTCTGCGCTATCACGGGGGAGTTCGAAGACAATCTCTTCATGGTCGTGAAGCGGACTGTTGACGGCCAGGCCAAGTACTACCTGGAGCTGATGCAGCAGAAATGGATCGCGGAGGATGGCATCGAAGAAGCCTTCTTCGTGGATTGCGGCCTATCCTACTACGGCACGCCGGCCACGGTTCTTTCCGGCCTGGATCACCTCGAAGGAAAGACAGTGTCCGTCCTGGCGGATGGTTCCCCGGTAGAGGACTTGGTGGTCGCCTCCGGGTCAATCACCCTGCCCTACCCGGCAAGCGTCGTTCACGTCGGCCTCCCGTATACGTCGATTCTGGCCCCGATGCCCTACGAGGCCGACGCAAAAGACGGGACCACCCTGGGCCGCCTGCGCACGGTCGGCCTCTCGCGCATCCGGGTGCTCGACACGGTCGGCGGTCAGTACGGCTCCTCCGAGACAGAGCTGTATGACTTCCCGTACCTGCCAGACGACTGGGGAGCAGCAGTCCAGCCCTACTCCGGCGACTTGGAGTTCTCCCCCGACACGCAGCACACCAGTCAAACCACGGTCTACATCACGCAGGACAGGCCTTTACCCATGACCGTCATCGCTCTCATGCTGGACGTGAACTATGAGAATTGAACACCGCGCAGCCACCCCCGCCGACATCGACGCCCTGCTCGCCGCTGGCATCCCAGAGAGCAACTTGCAGGAAATACGCCGAGTGGCCTGCATGCACCCGGAGGCCGCCATCAGGGCCACGTTCTGCATGGCGGACTTCCGCGTCAGCTCCTGGCTCGGCGACGAGATCCTGGCCATCTGGGGCGTGGCTAGGAAATCGCTCGTCTCCCAGGACGGCGTGTACTGGCTCATCGCCTCGGAGCATGCCGCCAAGTACCCGGTCGCTTTTGCGCGGGAAACCAAGAGACTGCTTGGCATTTTTGACGCGCAATACAGGCATTTGGAAAATCACGTCGATGCTGGTAATGCGCAGATCATTCGGTGGCTGGAATGGCTCGGCTTCACCTTCGACCCCGACCCGGTCTACTCCGCGACCGGCCACCTTGTTCTTCGATTCTGGAGGTAACGAATGGGCGCAGCATTTGTACCAATAGCTCTCGGGGCCACCCTGCTGGGGACTGCGGTCACCGCATACGGACAGTACCAGGCCGCCAACGCGGCGAACAAGCAGGCCGACTATCAGGCCAAGGTTGCGGCTAACAATGCTGCCACGGCCGAGATGGAAGCAAAATTTGCCGAACAGCAGGGCGAAAGGAACGCCGAGGCCCAGAGGCGCAAGACGGCCATCATGATCGGGGCGCAGCGGGCCCGCATGGGCGCGTCCGGCGCTGTGGTCGATTCTGGCTCTTTCCTCGACTTGACGCTCGACACGGCCAAGCAGGGCGAACTGGACGCCATGGCCCTCTTGAACGAGGGCAAGATGCAGGCCTGGCGCTCCCGCGTCCAGGGCAGCAACTTCATGGCCCAGAGCGACCTGTACAAGTCGAGCAAGACAAACCCCTTCCTGGCCGCAGGCGGGACGCTCCTTGCGGGTGCGGGTCAAGCCGGGATGGGCTTTGCATCGCTGGGCGGCGGTAGTAAGTGGCACAACGTCGGGGGCATCCGCGGCACATCGACCGGAACAGGCGGCGGTTTCAACATGGGCGGCGGCCGGGTATCCGGACTGTAAGGAGACAACATGCCTAAGATCCCAGTCTACGACCGGCAGTTCGACCGGCAGAGCGTTGACCTCGGAGCACCCAAGCAGAGCTTCGACACGAATCTGGCCATGTTCGGCGGCGGGGACGCCGCGGGGCTGAAAAGTCTTGGCGGCGGCATGGCCAACGTCGGCACTGTCATGCTGGCCACCGCCAACCGCATGAAGAAGGAGGAGGACGAGACCGCCGTCCTCGACGCCTATCGCCGCTACCATGATGCCGTGGGCATGCTGCTCTACGGCGACGGCTCGCCCGAGACGGGCCTGTTCAACCGTTCCGGCCAGGGGGCCATAGGGGCGACCAAGGAAGCCAAGGAGGCCTTTGACCGCGCACGCCGGGAGATCGCCGGGACGCTCGAGAACCCAGACCAGCAGCGGGCATTTGGCCTAAAGGCCGACTCGCTGGCCAGCGAGTCGCTGCTCTCCGTTGCCAGGCACGAAGGCAGGCAGCGCAAGGCCGCCCTGGTCGAGGGATACAAAGCTGTGGCGAAGAAGGAGAACAGCTACGCTCTCCTCAATTTCACGGACCCCGGCCTGGTCGATGCGGCTCTTGGCCGGATGGAAGAGTCGGCCCGGGCGGCTGCACGTCTTTCCGGCCTCGACCCGGAGGCGACCGAGTCTATGGTCTCCGCGCTCAAGTCCTCGACGCTCAAGGACGTGGCCATGCGCCACATCGAGAACGGGAATTTCACCACGGTCCAGGGTATGCTCAAAGACGAACGCCTGACCGGCGACGATGCCGCGGCCGTCGAGAAGAGCTTTAAGGCCGCCTCCGACCGGGCCAAGAGCTACGGCCTGTTCCAGGAGGCCATGGGCCATGAGGACCCCCTCGGCTGGCTGCGTGAGCAGGACATCGATCCGCTCATCAAAGACGCGGCAGAGCAGCGCACCAAGTCCGAGATCCAATGGCAGCGGTCGGAGCAGAAGGAAGCGGAGGCCCAGAAGGCCAAGGTTTCCGAGGACGCCCTGGTCCGGGCCCTGGAGGTCAAGGACCTGGACGCCGTGCAGCGCATCATCGAGGACGCGCCCGCCGGCCTGCGCAAGGAATTCTCGGCCTATCGGGATACCATCCTGTCGGGCAAGTCCGTCGAGGACGACCCAGTTGAGAAGTGGAAGTGGACCCAGATGCTGGCGAACGACCCGACCAAGTTCCGTGAGGAGTGGAACAGCCCGGCCGTGCTCGCCAAGCTCTCCCAGGCTACCCGTGAGAAGTTCGACAATGCCTACATCTCCCTGGGTAAGGGTGCGTCGTCCCCCGTGATCGATGAGATCCGCTCTGACTCGGACATCATCAACGAGGCCGCGGGCCTGCTCAAGATCCGGACGACGCCTTCCCAGATGAGGGACTCGGATCGCGAGAAGCTCGCAGCCCTGAACCGCCGGTACACCACCCTGGTCCAGATGGAGATGGCCAACAAGGGCCGCAAGCTCACCACGGCCGAGAAGCAGAAAATCGTGGACGACGAGATCCTCTACAAGGGCAAGGTTAAGGGCTCAGGCAGCTGGTGGAGCTCGGACTGGGAAAAGAAGACCCGATTCGAGGCCCAGCTTGAAGGCAAGGATTTCTACATCGACGTCGAAGCCGACCCGGTCGGTTACGCCCGCAAGCAGGCCCAGATTCAGGGCGTTCCTGAATACTTGGTCGAGGGTGTGATCCGAACGGAGAGCAACTTGAAGATCGATGCCAAGAGTCCCAAGGGCGCCTATGGCTACATGCAGCTCATGCCCGGCACGGCCCGGGACCTGGGTGTCGATCCCAGGGACCCGGAGCAGAACGTGGCCGGCGGCGTCCGGTATCTCAAGCAGCTGATCGACCGCTTCACCAAGGTGGACCCGGCCAACGCCGAGAAGCTGGCCCTCATGGCCTACAACTGGGGCCCGAACGCGACGGCGCAGTGGTACGAGTCCGGGGCCGACCCGAGCAAGGTGCCAGCCGAGACCATCGCCTACGTCAAGAAAGTCCTGTCCTACAAACGATAAGGGGGCCCTATGGCTGATCTTTCCTTCCTCGACCCGAACATGAACTCGACGGACGAGACCCCCATGGGCGCGGTCTCGCCCGACCTTTCCTTCCTCGACCCGGACCAGGGCGTGAAGCCAGCGGACCCCTCCGCACTGATCAACGCCCGTGAGCTGACCCACGGCATGGACCCGCAGCGCACGGCCAAGGTCATCAACCTGTCCAGGAAGGCCGGCCTGCCGCCCCGCATCGTGGAAGAGCGCATGGACGAGATCGAGCGCAGGGAGATGCTGAACGATGGCCTCCTGGCCGACGTGGCGTCCAAGGCGCCCAAGACCACCAGCTTCCTATCCGACCCCGACCGCTTCGCCGTGGCCCAGACCGACATCGAGAATCTGGCCGAGCTGGAGCGCCTCATCGCTACGGGACCTGTCGACAGCTTCGCCATGTCGGGCCAGATGCCCGTAAATGGAGACAACAAGCTCGCCAAGGAGCTGATCGCGGACCCCATAGGGGCTATCGGAAAGGGTCTGATCAAGGCCCCCGGCTCTCTCGCCGAGATGGGCCTCAACCTGTTTTCCATCCTCCCCGGCGCCATCGATTCCGCCGCGCAGGGCGTCGAGCAGCTCACGGGCCTGCCCCGGGGCGGCTACTTTGGCGAGCTCCGGGACGCTGCGCTGGGCGCTTCGAAATGGATCAGGGAGAACTACCTGAACGCGGAGCCACTGCAGATCAGCGAGGACCTGCGCGGCAAGGGGGCCTGGGACAACCCCGAGATCATGCTCGACCCGGAATGGGTCGCCTATGTTACTACGGACATACTGCCTTCCATCGGGGCGACCATCGCGGCCTACATGGCTAGCGGGCCTGCAGCTGCCGGTGTGGTCGGCGGCGGCATGGAAGCCGGCGGACTGTACCAGGAACTGCTGGACGAGGGCATGGAGGACTGGAAGGCGAACACGGCCAGTCAGGTCTTCGGCATCTTGTCGGGCGCTCTGAACGCTATCGGCGCCGACAAGGTCCTAGGCCAGGGTGTGGCCACCTCTTGGGCCAAGCGGCTGGTCAAGGGCTTCTTCGTGAAGGGCGCCGTGGAGGGCGCGACAGAGTGGGCCGAGGAGCCCATCCAGGCCTTGGTCGCAGGCATCGCCCGGGGTGACTCCGTGCCCACCATCGCCGCCGACATCGTGGAGGCCACGCAGAAAGGCTTCGACGTCTTCCTGCCTTCACTCATCACGGGCGGTCTGGCAGGCACTGCTACGGAGCGCATGGAGTATCAGAAGGCCCAGTTCGCCGCCAAGGAGCAGGAAGTCCTGGACATGCTGACCGAGAACGTGGCCCAGTCCAATCTGGCCCAGCTCGACCCGGTCCTGTACCAGGAGGCCCTGACCGTCCTCAAGGAGGGCGGCAAGATCTCCGACATCCATATCCCCGCCAGCGCGATCATGTCCGACAATCTGGCCGAGGTGTCCGAGATTCTGAACCAGTTCGGTGTCTCCTTCGAGGCTTTCGATCTCGCCCTCAACACAGGGGGCACCGTAGCCATCCCGATCGAGCAGTACGGTGCGGCCATCGCCGCTAACCCGGATCTGGCCGCCCGGTTCGTGAACGACCGCAAGCTCTCCGCTGATGGCTACACCAGAAACGAGCTGGCCAAATTCAATCAGGAGTGGGCCCAGGAGGCCAAGCGCGTCTTGCAGCTTGCGGCTGAGACCGAGGAGCTGAAAGACCAGGAAGACGCCGAGACCAAGGCGATCTTCGAGCAGGTCTATGCCGCGAGGCAGGCCGCCGGCCGGGTTCCGGATGCGGCCCGCCTGGACGCCGCGCAGTTCACGGCGGCACTGGTTTCCATGGCCAAAATGTCCGAGGGCAAGTACACGCCGACCCAGCTCTTCGAGGCCTACATGCCCCAGATCAGGGCGGGGCAGCCTGCTGTTGACGAACAGACCCTGCAGCAAGACGCGGCCTATGCCGGCGTCGAGAATCGGGCAGAGATCGAAGAGGCCGCCAGACTGTGGGCCGAGATGGGCACGGAGTCGCCGTACTTCAAGAAGTGGTTCGGAGACAGCAAGGTGGTGGACGCCGAAGGCAAGCCGCTGGTGGTGTACCACGGGACGGGCCGCCCAGGCTTCACGCAGTTCATGCGCGGCCAGGGGGGCTACGTGTACTTCACCCCCGACCAAGACTATGCCAACCGATTTGCCGGAAACACGGGTGGCGTGTATCCGAGCTACTTATCGATGAAAAAGCCACTGGACTTGACGCATTTTGGGGACGGAGGAGTCGACGGCCTGCGCCTTAGGGACTACCTGCGGGACAAGCTAGGCATCGATCTTTCGGGGATTGAGTTCAAACCGTCTTCTGTTCCCGTGTACAACCATGTCAAGCACGATGCGCTTAAATGGCGGCTCGAAGATCACGGGTACGACGGCCTTGTGATCAAGGAATCTGGCAGCACAGCGTACTTGGCTTTCCAACCGGAGCAGATCAAGTCCGTCTTCAACCGTGGCACCTTCGACGCCAACGATCCGCGCATATTGATGCAATCCGTCGAAACCGCCGGAGCAACCACTACCGCCGAGGCGGAAGAGGCCGCCAGACTGTGGGCCGAGATGGGCACGGAGTCGCCGTATTTCAAGAAGTGGGCAGACGGGCGACAGGTGTTCGAGGTATACCACGGTACGGACGCTGAGTTCGACGCCTTCGATACTTCCGATAGGTCTATGGACTTGTCGGCGCGTAATCCGCTCGGGGATAATATCGGATCATTTTTTGCGTCCAAGGAAAGGGATGCCAAGCGTTTCGGGCCTAAGGTCGGAAAGTACTATGTTGGGCTTAAAAACCCCATGGTTTTTAAGACCCAAGAGGATTTCCGCGCCTTTATGCGCGAGCACTCTGGAATGACGCCGGACGTTCGTAACGCGGAGGGCTTTATCATTTCAGAGGGGCGTTTTGAAAACAACACGCGGAAAGCTATAGAATCCGCAGGCCACGATGGCGTCGTCATACTTAATCCGCAGTACTCCGCAAAAAAAGATAAGCCTTGGGTAGTAGCGTTCGACCCAACCCAGATCAAATCCGTCAACAACCGTGGCACCTTCGACCCGGCGGATGCGCGGGTAATGTACCAAGTATCACCAGAGGTCGCCCGCACGTTGAACTACGAGTCCAAGATACCCACAGACCCACTCTTCGCGGACGCGGTAGCCAACACTCCGGGCGCGGAACTGGTAGCTGATGGCTTGGAGCTGGATCTCACGCGATACCAGAAAGAAGAGCAGACAGGCGGCACTGCGATCAGGACCGGCGTGTTCTATCTGCCCACAGGCTCGGCACAAGAGAAGTATTACCGTGGTGGGAAGTACGGCTACGGAGGTACTGTCAAAGTGCAGGGCCGCACGCTGTTGAAAGCGCCGCTGTTCGTGAAGGGCGCTACGGGCGGAAAAGCCCCAGAAGCCGCTTACGACTCAATCATGGGCAAGAAAGCGTACAGCAAAATGCGCGAGGAAGTCCTGCAGGTGGTGAGCGGTTGGGGCCTCACGGAGCAGGCCAAGGTGGCCAACATCCGCGCCCTTCTGGATAAGTATGGCGCCACAGAGGTGGATGCCTACGAGATTTTCACCAACAGTCGCCAGGGTAATACCCTTGCCTACGCCATCCAGGAAAACATCGTGGCGCACGCTGTGCGTGAAGCGGGGTACGACTCGGTCGTCGGGTACTCCAAGAAGAAAGATGGCAGGGCTTTCATTTCTGAGGTGTTTGACGTCCGCGAGATGACCTATCCCGATGAATCCGGGTATACGGTCATAAACGACAGGTTCTATCAGTCCCTATCCGTCAACAACCGCGGCACCGTCGACGCCAACGATCCGCGCATATTGATGCAGCAGCCCGCCGAAACCGCCGGAGCAACCACTGCCCCCGAGGTCGCGGAAGCGCAGCGCTTGTGGGCCGAGATGGGCACGGAGTCGCCGTATTTCAAGAAGTGGTTTGGCGACTCCAAGGTTGTGGACGAGCAGGGAAAGCCGCTGGTGGTGTACCACGGGACGGGCGCGGATATCGAAGCTTTCGACCCGGATCGCACCGGCAAGGGAAATGACCAGCTCGGGAGTGGCTTCTACTTTACCTCCGACGAGGATACCGCTAAGGGCTACGCTGGGGAAAAAGGAAATCTTACCCCCTCATATCTCTCTATACAGAAGCCGATCGTACTTGGTGCAGAACAGGGCAGCCTTTCCGGGGTACGCCTAACAGCTAAGCAGGCCGAAGCTATAATGCTTCTCGCCCCCAACATCTTTGACGCTGAAAAAAGCCCTCTCGTAGACTGGGTGGACAACGGGGGAAAGAAGTTCACCAAGGCTCACGTAGCCCGGGTGGCTACGAACTATGTAGACCAGCTAGGGTCACTCGAGAACGACTTTTTCCGCGACAACGCTACAGCGTTCCGTGAAGCCGTCAACAAAGTCACCGGGTACGATGGTGTATCCAAGGTCTTCCCCAGCGGGGAACGGCACTTCGTCGCGTGGTTTCCCGAGCAGATCAAATCCGTCAACAACCGCGGCACCTTCGACGCCAACGATCCTCGTATTCTATATCAGACCGCCTTCCACGGTTCCCCGTACCGCTTCGACAAGTTCACGCTGGACGCCATCGGCACCGGCGAGGGTGCGCAGGCTTACGGCTGGGGTTTGTACTTCGCGGGGAAGAAAGAAGTCGCGGAGTGGTATCGGAAGACGCTTGGCATGTCTAAGTATCTTAGAGAAAACCAGTTCAATGCAGACGGAACCCCTAACCGTGTAAATCAGGTTGCGTCTCAGATCGACGCAGGTGTTGCACACGATAGAATCCTAGCTGGGCTTGATGCCCTTGGCCATTCAAAAGATGAAGCGCTGTCTATTCTTCGAGAGGCTAAAAAACTGTTCAATGACTTAAGCAAGTCGGGCCAACTCTACGAAGTCGACATCCCCGAGGACGACGTCATGCTCCACTGGGACAAGCCCCTGTCCGAACAGCCGGAGAAGGTGCGGGAGGCGCTGTTGTCCGAGGTGGAGAGGCACCTGCCAAGCATAGCACACCGGTATGCGGAGCGGGGGGTAAGTAGCGAAGATATCCGCAAGATTCTGGAAGTAACTCGCAGAAACGTGGTCGATCCGAATACAAAAGGAGAGGAATTTTACGCTAACCTTACAGAGCAGCACGGCTCCGACAAAGCGGCCTCCGAGTACCTCAACAGCCTCGGCATCAAGGGCATCAAGTACCTTGACGGAACAAGCCGTGGCGCTGGCGAAGGGTCGTACAACTACGTCATCTTCGACGACGACGCTATAGAGATTCTGAACACGTTCTACCAGGACCAATCCGAACCCCAGGCCAGCTTCACCTTCAAGACCAAGTCGGGCCGGCCGCTGATCGAGCTGTTCCGCACGGCCAACCAGTCGTCTTTCCTGCACGAGACCGGCCACCTCTATCTGGAGATGCTGCGCGAACTGGCCCTGGCCCCGAACGCCCCCGCACCCATCGCGGCCCTGTGGGCCCAGGCCAAGACGGCCCTTAAGATCGATGATGGCCCCATCCCCCGCGAAGCCCATGAAGAGTGGGCCCGGAACCTCGAGGCCTACTTCCTCGAAGGCGCGGCCCCGAGCCTTGGTCTGCGGAAGATCTTCGCGCAGTACGCCCAGTGGCTGCGCTCCATCTACAAGCAGGTCGAGCAGATCTTCCTGCAGAGCGGCACGCAGTTCAACGAGGATTTGAAACCCATCTTTGACCGGATCTTCGCGACCGAGAAGGACATCGAGGAGGCCAGGTCCTTCTACTCCAGCCAGAAGCCCTTCTTCGCCGCCGTTGACCCGAAGGTCATGGCCAAGGAGCGCGAGAAGTACGAGGAGCGCAGGATGCGGGCCAGGGAGTCCATGGAAGACAAGCGCCTGCGCCAGCTCACCGACGCATGGGTCAAAGCCAACGGCGGCAAGGGGAAGATCCGCGCCGAGGTGGCCGAGGAGGTCAAGGCGCGTCCCGTCATGGCCGTCATCAAGGCCGCTGCCGCCGGCATCAACATGAAGGCGCTCGACGCCTCCGTGGGCGAGGACCTGCGCAAGAAGCTCAAGGCAGTTGGCCGCTACTCCTCCTTGGTCAAGAAGGACGGCACGGTTGACCCGGACATCCTGGCCGCCGAGCACGGCTACGACTCCGCTGTCGCCATGGTCGAGGACATGCTCGCATTCCCCGGCGAGAAGGCGGCAATCACGGCCGGCGTCGAGGCCAGGATGGAAGCGGAGCGGCAGCGCATCGCCCGGGGCCTGGCCGAGACCGATCTGGCCGCAGACGAGGCCTACCACAACGACGACCAGCTCGCCGTCCTGGTGGCCGAGTTCGAGATCCTCTCCCGGCAGGCCGCCCAGAAGGTCAAGCGGCTGGAAGCCGCCATGGTCCGGGATGTGGCCAAGCAGCTGCTCGCCTCCGAGAAGGTCGGCTTCGCCACCCAGACCGGCCGGTTCGCACGCCTCGAGCGCCGTGCCGCCAAGCTGGCCCGGTCGGCCTACGAGCGCGGGGACGCCAAGAAGGCCGCCGAGTACAAGCGGCAGGAGGTGCTGAACCATGCCATGTTCATCGAGAGCGTGAAGCTCAAGGAAGGCGTGGCCAAGACAGCGGCCAGGATCAAGCGGGGCATCCAGAAGACCAAGGGTATCAGCCCCGAGGTCAAGACGCTCCTGCAGGGCCTGGGCATCCAGTACGGCATCCTGCCCTACAAGGGCGAGCGCGACCCGGTCAGGGCGTTTGAAATGTGGAATCAGGATCTGGTTGCGAAAAGAGGCAAGATTCCGACCATCGAGGGCTGGGTGGATGAGATGCGCAAGCTGGGCATCAGCGCCCCGCTCGACCCGTTCCTGAACAACGCCGCGGCGGTCAGCTACAAGGACATCACGGTCGGTCAGTTCCGCGCCCTGGAAGAGGGCGTCCGCATCCTTCGGAGAGTGGACCGAGGCCTGCACACCGTGACCTGGATCGACGGGTCCACGATCACCATGGAAGACGCCATCGAGCGCCTCCAGGCTCATGTGGCCGGTCGGGGCGGGAAAGCTCCCGACCCGCTGACCTATGACCCGAACGCCGTGACCCTGGCCGCTCGGAACTTCTTCGCCGAGCACACCAAGACGAGCACGATCATCCAAGCCCTGGACAACTGGGAAGCGGGCGGGCTGTTCTACCAGCTCATCTACCGCCCGATCATGGACGCCGATTCGGACCTGTCCGCACGCTGGGCCACGGAGGCCCCGAAGATCAAGGCACTGTTCGAGCCCATCCGGCGCCAGCTCCGCAAGAAGGTGGTGGTCCTGGGCAAGGCCCGTCCCCGGGCGCAGCTGGTCGCGGTGGCCTTGAACATCGGCAACCAGGGGAACCGGGAGCGGCTCATGGCGGGCCTTGGCATCAACGAGGCCCAGCTCCAGCAGCTCCTCGACCCGCTGACGACCGAGGAGATGGATTTCGTGCAGGCGGTCTGGGACTACATCGACACGTTCCGCGAGGAGGCCTTCGCTGTCGAGCGGCGCCTGACCGGCCGCGAGCCCAAGCGCGTCGATCCGGTCCCGTTCACCTTCAAAGGCAAGACCTACGCTGGCGGCTACTACCCGGTGGTCTACGACAAGCTCCTGCGCGACCAGAAGGGTGAAGCCCGGGACGCCAAAGAGGCCCTGGACGCGCTCTTCGGCGGAACGCCGGCAGGCACGGCCATGACGGCCCATGGCCACCTCGAGGCCCGCGCATCCGCCGGGACCGGGGAGCGGCTGTCCCAGGAGCTGTCGGTCATCTCCGACCATGTCACCCAGGTGCTGCGCGACATCACGCACCGGGAGGCCGTGATCAATGTGGCCAAGCTGCTCAAGAACAAGCAGATCATGGCCCTGATCACCGACGTGGTTGGGCGTGAGAAGGCCAAGCAGCTCTGGCCCTGGCTGGTCTCCGTGTCCAAGGAGGGCCGCGAGCAGATCCAGCTCACGGCGGTCGAGAAGATGCTCCTGCACTTCCGGCCGGCCATGACCTTCTACACAATGGCATACAAGGTCGGAACGGCCCTGATACAGGCCGCGGGCTTCTTCCAGGTCTTCGAGTTCGTGCGGGCCAAGCATGTCGGACAGGCGGTCTGGCAGCTCTATGGCAAGGGCCTCCTGTCCCTGAACATGTTCTCGGATGGCGAGATCATCAGCCACCCGCTCATCAAGGAGATCCGCGAGAAGTCCCCGCAGATGAACGAGCGCCTGCTGAACGCAGACCGCGACATCAGGGACGCGACCAAGGAGTTCAGCACGTCCGAGTCCTGGCTGGCCACCTATAAGAAGGCAGGCTTCAAGGCCACCGTGGCCGTGCAGTTCTATGTGGCCGACGTGGTCGCATGGCAGGGCGCCTACCTGCAGGCCCTGACCGATGGCATGACCGAGAAGGACGCCATCAACCAGGCCGACTTCGTGGTCGAGCAGGCTATGGGCGCCGGCTACACCCGGGCCCTTTCGAAGATCCAGCGCGGCGGGTCCATCCAGCGGTTCCTGACCATGTTCTACACCTTCGGAAACGTGCTCTACAATCTGGCAGCACGCCGGGCCGGCATCACGAAGAAGCAGCTGGCTTCCGGGCAGTACGGTGCGGCGGCCCTCGGGGCGTCCTC